CTTAAACCATCGGTTTCCTCAATATTATCAGCATCCTTAATTCGGAAACCAACGCTAAAAGCGCCTAGGATGCCCTCCTTCACCATCTCAGCAATTTTACCTGCCGATTTGGAGATCATTCCCTCGATTTTCAACCCATACTCGGTTACTTCAAGCGCAGTGGCTTTACCAATTGGAGTATCATAATCGTGGTTAAACAATAGGATAGGATTGCTTTTGAAGTTGTCAAGACCACCTTTTAGCCAAGCGTCTTTTTCGATTACATCGCCTGCCCTGTCCGTATCATTTGTACTTGCATAACCCCGTATCTTTACAGAGCCATCATCTGATGGCTGCGCTTTAAATACGGAGGTTAAATTAAAAATTTTATTCATCTGTATTCTCTTCCGGCCTTCCGCCCTCTGAAGGATTTGCCGCCGATCCTGCAATATTTGCAGGTACTCTGAGATCGTCATGTCCATCAACTGGATCTAATCTCAGGGCGTCTCTAGCTTCGTTTGGACTCATTACACCGCCATTTACTAAAGTTGAGTAATAAGCGGCTTCATCTTGTAATTCTGGTCGGAGAGCAGGAATATTACTAACATCTTCTTGCAGATCATAACCAAAATACCTTTCAAATGCAAAATTAATCTTTCGTACGATAGGCAGTATAGTCTCTAAGTAGTATAGCCTATGATTGGGTCTAATATTTGCATTGTTGCCACTATCAAGAAGAATAGGAGGAACCCCTATTGCTTCTAAGATAATTTTTTCATTCTCTCTTATGGATTCTTGAAAGTTTAACTCCCTAAAATTCACTTCATTTAAACTAGTTACTTCCAGTCCGCCATCTAAAATAAGAGGACGATGTCCGCCTGCTTCTGGATTGTATCTTGACCTCCATGCTGCAAGCATTCTTTCTTTAATCTTTTCACTCAAAGTGTTAGGACTCTTAATTACTAATCCTGGCACTGCTCCATTCTTGAAGAAGTTTTCCTGAAACTTTCTCATTGAGCCTAGTAGTTGCATTCGTTTATACGCAGGCTTTAACCGAGGAACTCCTCTATAGAAAGAGTTAAAGGAGTTCTCTTTTATATGTATAATCTCTTGAGGACTATAATCCAGTTTACCTTCGTATACAAAATTCTTTATGTACGTTTTCTCGTCTGTTTCAATCTCAATATTTCTAGCGGGGAGCTGATACAAATGTGCTCCATCAAAGTAAATAAAGATATTTCCGTCTATTAGTAAATCAATTATAAGATTTCTTTTAAAAGTATTTACATCTTGAAACGGATTAGGTTCTGTATTTAATAGTAAAGCAACTCTTGATTTTCTAATATTAGGGAAGACCGGAGTCAATCCTAGCTTTCTACCTACATCTACTCGTATTTCCGCAACATCGTCTACAACCATGTTTACGGCCCGATTAACTACTTCAAACTGTTCATATGCATTTGCATAGTTTACATAGTTTTCAGTAGTTGAAAGACCAAAGCCCTCTTCTCTAGCTATAAACTCCTGAGCGGGATTTGCTTTCTCTTCGTCACTTTTAAATAGGTTACTATACCATGCCATACTTATCTCTTTGTTTATCCACCCAACGTTTTTGTTTGGGCCCTGTTACCAATTTAGGTCTTTTTCCATAAATCGAATGTAACTTTAAGTGATGAGTATGACAAAGAGTTACTGCCTCATCGTACAGCTCTACCATATGTTCCTCTATAAAGGTATCCCGCACGTTCATAATCTCTTCAGCTGTAGATATTACTATCTTATTTTTACGTAGCCATATATCTAACAGTTCTGTTAATCCGTAGAAGTGATGAAAATCCAGAGTCTCTTCACTTCCGCAAATAAAGCATTCCGTACCCTTCTGGTACTTCGCCTTTGCTTTATCTCTAACGTATTTTACTAGGTCTCGCTTTAGGTTCATTTACAGTTTTTCACATTCAAAAATTATACCAAATCTAGGGTACGAAAGTCAAGAGTTATTTTTTTCTTGGTAGCTTTAAAAAGTTCCTGCGGAAACTTCAAAGCTGTATAGTGCGTACCTTAGTGCATCGGACATATGAGAGAACCTGTCATGCTTAGGCTTCTCTCTTAATAAGTTAGGATTAGGGTCCCATTGATATTGATCCAGACATTCTAGTGTATGCTCGCACTTCTGGCTCACTAAAAGTTTCTTATTGTCAACTATATTTGCAACGTGTGCAATGCCATCCAAAACTGACTTCTTGGCGTTAATTGTGGATATATCGTAGTTCTGGGCAAAGTCAAATCGAGTCTGTTGTGCTGCCGAGTCGATGTAAATATAGTCGATATCCCATTTGTCAATAAGTTTTCTAATTTCTGTGGCATGTTGCTCCGTTGTCCTCTCTGAGTCTATATACTCATCTAATATATAATAAAGTTCACTATCCCAATCATATGCTATAACACAAAATGCAGTGGGGTCTTTGTATCCTACGTCTAATCCTGCGAATATATCCATACCTTCTGGTTTAAACTGGTCGGTATTAGTAACGCAGGCTTCGTAATCAAAATTCCAAATCTGTCCTTCGTAAGTATTAAAATCAGCTAAGTATTCTTGGGCAAATTCTGCCGTAGACATAGATTTCTTAGCTTCTGATATATCGTCTTCACTTAGTCTAGGATTCTCGTGATAAGTTGCTTTTATAGATATCCACTCAGGAAATTCATCGTTGAAGCCCCTATGAAAGAAATCCGCGAACCAGTTATTTCGTCCTCGCGGAGTAGATATAAACAATGCTTTACTATTGTCTTTATCTAGTGTGGGTCTTAGAGCTACATTAAAAGCTTCTCTACCATCTGTCAAAGCTGCTTCGTCAAAAATAATTAAGTCATAGCTTCTACCAACTACCGAGTCTACTTGATTTATAGACCCCATTCGTATAGTAGAGTTATTAGAGAGTTCTATAACTCTATCTTTTGCATTATCCCTAACTACTTCTAAATCAAAGTGCTTTATCAAATTTCTCTGTAGGTCAAAAGAAATTTGAGAAAGCGAATAATTTGGGGACATAAGTAGTACATTACTTCCTGGAATCAAAACTGTTAGTTGTCCAATTATATTAGCTATATAGGTTTTACCCTGTCGTCGGGAAAGGGCTCCTGAAACAAAACGATACTTAGGATTATTTATAGCATTTATAATACTTACCTGAGAAGGAATTGCTTCTATCCCAAGAAGCTCCAAGTAAGGAATAACGGGTAATTTTATAAATCTTTCTTCAGCAGAGTAGGACATTAAATTAGTTCCTACTACATCAGCTCTACTTATTTCTAACATTTAGTGTACTACTATCGCTTCTCTGGATAGCTCCTGTTGATGTTGAATTAGATTATTATCTGCCGCTAATCTATATAAAGTAACAAATCCCGAAGCAATATTTATTGCTACCAAGTCTTCAGGCTCTATATTAGCTACAGAAATTTCTTTTGTACCATACTTATTTTGTAAATGTACTAAAGTAGTTTGACACTCATTTAATACTTGTTCAAGCCAAAAATCATGTGCGTCCATCATCTAGTAGGTCCCTGTATAAAGTTGCTGAATGGTCATAAAAGGAATCAAACCACTGTTTCTTTTTCCATGCAGCCTTCCTTCCTCTCCAAGAGTCCTTTGTACTTTGCCACCAAGTTAAATTTCGAATTTGGCCATAAGTATTAATATAATTAAGGTTACCCCCGTCATGAAAAAGACGGCCCATTTTAAGAGGGACTCTAGGAACTATGTCGTTATTGTTTACGAATCGTTGCCAATTACACCCCGCCTCAATTCTTTTACAGAATTGCTTGTTACCTACACGAGGTTGCCCATACGTGTAAAGATCTTTAACATCATAACCAGATTTTAGTAAGAAACCTGCCATAATAACAGCCATTGCACCACCAAGACTGTGTCCTGTAATTGCTAATGGCTTACTGTCATCAGGTAAGTTTCTTATTATCTTAGGAAAGAGAGAAAAAGCCTCAGACCAAAAACCTGAGTGTACTTTTTCTCCCGTTCCGGCTGGATCGATACGCCAAAATTTAAGATCCGCAGTTATATCTTTCAACTGGGAAGGCTCTGTGCCTCTACAAGAAATAACATTTACTTCAGGAGTAAAAAAGATCCAAGCTTCTGCATTGTCAGACTCTACAAAAATAGTCCGATATTCAAATGCAGAGTCCTTAGACTCTCCAGGATCGAAATACGCAAGTGCTGCGTAGTTGGCGTATTCAAAGTTTTTATTCATTAGCCACACTTACAAGGGCTGCATTCGCAATTTTCACATTTACACATCTGCGTCTTCCTCACTTGCCGCTGCTTTTGCAGAGGGCTTTGCCATAGCTGCTTCAGCATCTTCCTTAGTAGCGTATGTAGCATCGTTTATAACGTTTCCTTCCCCATCTTGTACTGTCCAGTACAGCCCTCCCGGACCTTTTACTACCTGCATTCTATTCTCCTATTGCATCTTGTCGATTTTATTTTCGAGTCTTTCTAAGATTTGTTTGTTTGCTTCAACTTTTGTTTCAACAACAGACATTCTTTGAAAAAACTCTATTCTATCATGGTCAACGGCTGAGTGTAATCCTTCTAGACGGTCTATCGATGCCTGCGCGCTCGAGGCCCACCAGACAATGCCAGAAAGCTGTATCACTAGAGTAATCACAGTGGCTATTTGTAGTCTGTCTTTAGGAATTGATCCTAATTTACTCATTATTTACTCCTGGCTCGGTTTTTACACCAACAAATTTAGAAAGTATTATACCAAAAATAGTGCGGTTTTGTCAAGAACTATTTTTGTATGGTATATATTTTAACGGGTTCAGACTTTCCCTTGACCAGGGCATCGTCTAAGTACGTATACTCATACCCATCGACTTTACTGTACTCGGATATGATAAGATCTGTTTCATAAGTTTTGCAACTACTCTCTAGGCGAGCAGCAAGGTTAACTGCATCGCCAATAACACTATAGTCGAAGCGACTATCACTACCCATGTTACCGACAATGCACGGTCCAGTATTGATTCCGACTCCCGTATTGATTTCAATGCCTCTTTCGGTCCTGAGAACATTATTTAACTCCTCTAATGCTATTCTCATTTCAATAGCAGCTTTTATTGCGTTCTCTTTATGGTTAGGATCGTCTATAGGAGCGTTCCAGAACGCCATAATACAGTCTCCCATAAATTTATCAATAGTTCCTCCATGTGACAAGATGACATTTGACTGGTTAGTTAAAAATATATTTACTAATTCAACTAATCCTTCTGGGTCTTCCTTGTATCTCTCTGATATTGGGGTGAATCCTCGTATATCAGAGAACAGGAATGTCATTTCTCGTCTTTCGCCTCCTAATCTCAGTAGACTCGGATTGTCCTGTAATTTTTTAACCATGCCAGGGTCAAGATAGTGCTCGAATTGTTTTTTGATTTGCTGTTTTAGCTTAAATTCCCTTAAATAGTTAGTAAAAGAAGAAGTAGCCCACAGTAATATAGCTGCCACAATACCAAATGAAGGGTCTAATAGGGTGTTAGTAGTGGTAAATGTATTTAAAGTATACCAACTTGCTCCTGCTACCATTAATAGAAGTGCAGGAAGAGAAGCATATATGTTAAAACTTAACAATAAAAGCACTGAAAGCCCTACTAACAGTGCTATAGCCTCGGTTGTAACAGCCGTTTCAGGCCTAGATATAGCTACTCCTTCGGTTAAAGTTGCTAATACCGCAGCTTGTATCTCGTGAGGGGCTTTTAGTCCCGCAGGAGTAGCTACAAGAGTTGAAGCCCCTTTTGCTGTAACTCCAATAATTGCTACAGTATTAGGATCTGGGTTCTTAAAGTACTCTGCGGCAGATATATTCTTGAAAGAAATATTCCAATTAACCCATATTCTTGCTTGAGAGTCTGTTTTTATAATCGGATAGTTTTTAATTCGTAAAGCTTCTACTCCTACGTCATTTGTTTTAATAGCATATGAAGGAGCACCTGCTAAGTTTCTAAGAATTTCCATAGAGAACGAAGGATATAAAGTGTCTCCTATGTTAAATACTAAAGGGACTCTGCGAACTAAGCTATCAATCTCATATGCAGTAGAAGTTATTCCATTTCCTGAAGCGCTGTTCTCGATTTCTTCCACATTATTTAGCACCCCATCAAAATTTGTCAAATATGGCAAAGGGTCTGCGCCGATAGAGGCTGTACCGACATGAGGAGGTTTACCTCCTATCCTTGAGTTAGTAGCTGCTGTAGAAACAACCACGGATTCCATACAATTTGAAAAATCTTTATCTGTACCGTACCTATCTTCTTCTGGGAACAGTACAGTTACACCCGTGACTGCGGAACCTAAGAAGCTACAGAAAGCATTTCTTGGCCAAGGCCATTGTCCTATAGCATTCAGACTCTCATCATCTACAGATATTAAAGTAATAATATTAGAGGAGTGAGGTTCTAGTGTAGATATGAAATAATCAAAAGTTTTTAATCTTAAAACTTCAACAGGGTAAGGGTCTAGTAGTTTTATTCCTACTAGGCCGACGATTAACAGTAGTCCTACTAGCCACCTCATTTGTAGAACCTATGTCTGCCAATAGCTATAGTAAAGTGCAGCTTGGATGCCCACTTAGGATCTACATAATTAGCATGATAATGCGTAGCTCCTTCTGTAATATCAAAATTGACTGCTTTAGCAATAGCAGCGGCATTCACACTCTCAGTCCAAGCTTTTCTATTAGTAGGAAAATCTAGTTTCCCATCACAGTACCAAGAAAACTGGCACTGATTGCGTAGTATACGAGTATCTTTTTTCTTCGCTTGATATATTACTGAGCACACGCTTTCTGGATATTTCTCATGCTGTACTCTATTTAACACAACGTGGGAGATAGCTATTTTCTCAGCTATAGGCTGAGAGCGTGCTTCGTGATAGATATTATGGGCTAGACATAATAAGTCCGTGTCGAATTCAGCATATGCCGAGCACGGGAAAAGTATTAGAAGTAGTAGTTTTTTCATTGTTGTTTAATCTTAATATAAACATCACTACCACTATTAATTAAAATATCCTCTCTCTTGCCCTCGTCGTCAAGATGAATGTTATAAGAAGAGTCAGAAGATAGTTCTAACCTGAATGAGTTACTAACTTGGCGATATAACACTATATATTCCTCCTGTAAAAAAGTATTTATTTGCGTATCAGAATCAAATCCTAAAGAAGTTCCTACGATTTCAAAAGCCGTATCCTCTTTAAGTAAGTCTTCATCTTTTTCTTCTAGATCATCGAAGTTATCTAATAAGTCTGTAAGGAAGTCAACATTTAAAAAATCAATGTCTAACTCTTCAAACTCTACAAGCTCATCCTCGAGTAAGTCTTCTTCGAGAAGGTCTTGATCTAGCTCATCAAAATCTAGAATATCTTTAGTTCTGGATTGCGCTTGTTCCTCGGAGACATCCTCCTTCGGGGGAGAAACAATTAGCATATTATCAATCATTGCTAAAGTTATATCTAGTATTTTTGGTTGCGACGGGGAAGAATCAACAGTAGAAACAGTAGTAGCTTGATAGGGCCTGTTCAAAACTACTTGTCCTCCAAGAGAAGAAACTAATATCTCTCCTGAAGATAGTCCTAGTGCATCTGGCAGAAGTATTATTAAAGTCTGCCCAATCTCGTCCACCGTCGCGGTAAAGTCTGTACCCCTAATCGCAATCTCTGCTGTAGGAGTAGTTATTTTTATATTCTCTTTATCAATCTTGCCTAAAGCACCGCTTATAAAGCGAGCAGTGCCTGAGGCAAAATTAAGTGCTAACTTTGAGTTAGAAGGATTTGCATCGTATACAAACTCATCTATTACAATAGAAGAATGCTCAGTTAGTTTCAAGGTAGAATCGTCTAAAAATTGCAGAGCGATTCTACCTTGGGCAGTCCTTACATCATCATAGCTTTCTATTTCAAAGTCTAATTTGGCATTGTTTAGTTCTTCTTCCCTAAACACAGCCGCAGAGCCTTCTAGCTCTGTTACGTTTCCGATGTTGGTGTTAGCACTAACAGGTAGCGCTAGTACCAGCATCACTTTGAACAATACAGAGTGTCGCATTAGATTGAGCCGTCCCATCGCCTGTAGCGGTTATTCTTAGCCAGTCTCTTGCTTCGGCAGATTGTTGGATTAATTTCATATCCCAATAACTACCCGTGAGTTCTACCTTAGAGTAATGTCCATCACCAGCGCTTGCATCTTCATAGTTTAATCCTGCGTAGTCTATTTTATTATAACTACCTGTAATATCCCAGTCTTGAACTACATGAGAAGAGTTAACTATATTATCAATTTCATTATTACTTCCATCTATATCCCAATTGATTACTATAGAGTCTGCTGTATCTCCTGCTACTACGCCATTGTTGCCTATAAGAGCGGCTATTCGAGCGTTCGTATAATCAGTGGCTACATTAAAGTCTACAGTATTATCCGATCCGTCAAAAATCCAATCTATATCAGCATCTCCAGCATTGTCATCTTCTGCGATATTTACTGTAAAGGTATTTGTACCTCCAGTAACAACACTGTTAAAGTTCATATCATTCATACTATAAGTACCGGCAGAGTTTAACTGTCCAATAAACTTATTCGTATTACCTATAAAGTCAAAAGTATAAACACCGTCATTGCCATTTAAATCAGTAAGGAACCAGTTGCCGTCCCCGCGTTGATCTAAGTTAAAATTTAACCCTGTACCATTTATATTCATTGCTGCATCTACAGTGCCTGTTGCACTCGCGTTATCCGCAACAAGGTTACCCGATCCTAACTGCTCAATATCTATTTGAGAGTTGGTGGCGTTAGTCTGGGTAATATAAATTTGGTTGTCTGCTGCAAACACGTTCGTCCCTAACATAATTAGTGCGACGGTCCCGAGCATTAAACGTTTCATTTTGGTCACCCTTCATCTTTAAAGACCCAAAAGCCTTTAGCCTTACCTTCATGTATAGTTTCGTAGACTGCGGTTTCTATTGCTTTTTGCAAGGCTATTGCCATGCTCTCGTTAACAGTAGATCCTGCTTCCACCTCAATTAACTCCGTTCCCATTTCGTAAAATCGGAACAAGTCAGTTGCAACTCCTACAGAAAGTAACTCTTTAGTAACTAGAACTTCCATTAGGATTTCTCCAGAACTAACTGAAATAGTTCGGAGAGAGACAATTACTATGTCCTCCCTATACTGCCTAGAAGCTGAAATACCGAGGTAGCGAGCTCCCGCTCCCCCAGTTTTTATATTAGTATCATAACTAATAATTCCGCCCTGCATTATTAGGCCAGCGAATAATAAAGGCTGCATTTGATTTTTGTCTCTGAAGTCCTTTCTGGTACTTCGTATAATCTGCCTTTCTTTATTAATACTATCTATGCCTACACGTTCTACTACTCTAAAAAAGTTACCATTAGATGTGTGTTTTAATGCTCTTATTAAATAGGCTTCTCCTCCTTGTGTAACTGCTGTTGAAAATAGGGCAAAGTCAGAATTACTTTTTCTTTGCCCTGTTAAGTCTGTAAAACCTCCTGCGTATACAGCCACTACGGGCTGTTGTTCAGGAAGAGGTATCGTTGAAAGCTTGTCTAATTGTAAGGGGGAAACTTTTGCGTCTTCAACTTGAATTTCAGCTATGTGGTTAGTAACGGCACAACCGCTACTAACTAAAAGTATCCACAGGTACAATAATCCTTGTACATAAATCTTCCGCTGCGCAATCTTCATAAGACCCTTCCTCCCCATACTTACCTGGATAGGTCTCCATGATTAACGTACCGTCTTCTCTCATATAATAACGGATGTAGTAATCCTCCGATTGAAAGTAAAACCGTCCGTCTAAATTAGGATCAATATCTCCTGCTGAAAAAAGGGACTCTACTAGTGATTTTGAAAGTTTCGAGTAAATCCGACTTTCAAAATTACGGAGAAAACGATTAACAGTACTATTCTTCTCCTCCCTCTCTAACTCTTTTAAATCTGCTTCGATCCCATCTAAGATGGACTGCTTTCTCGAAGCCTCTTGGTTTTCAATAGTTAAATAATGCTGTGACTGATTAATGCCCGAAAAGGAAGGACTCTTAAACCTATGTGTTATCTGATCCGCGGTTGCTGGACTGCTCAGAATCAGAAGTATTATTGCGAGTTTTTTCATATTCCAATACCACATTTACTTTCTGCTGTAAACGAATCAAATCATTGTCTAGCATCCTTATCTGGTCTATAACCTTAATTAAGTTAAGATGAGATTCCTCCAGTTTAGGAGTTATATCGTCTATCACAAACTTCCAAATGAAGTAAATGTAATAGCCCATTCCAACCGCCATAACAATAGGAAACCCGTACTGCTGTATTGCATCAATCGCGTCTTGCATCTTCTTTACCGTTAGCTCTAGCAAGTCTTTCTACATCTGGATTCACATGCAGTGCATGACTTACTAAAGTATCAATACGTATCAAGTCGTTGTTCATAGTCTTTACTCGATTAACTAAACTCATAGTAAAGGTATCCACCATTTTTACTTGATCTAATATTCCTTCTAATAGATTCTTTAAAGTTAGAAAGATAAAATAGCCCATAATCAGTGCGGCAGCAATTGGTGCTCCTACTTGGCCTATTAGATCAAATATTTCCATCACACTACATAATTCACCGTATAACTATTCGTTATTCTTTGTAAAACCCCGGCTCTATCGTAGATGGTGACATTATAGATAGTTTCAATATATCTCTTTGTTCCAGGGTCACTTCCAGGCAGTACCTGAACTTGTTTATAAGGTCTTTGATAGACAGCCGTGGGAGGGTAGGTTAGGAGGACTTCCATGGGAGCCCTATCATGAACTGTGGGTTCTTTTGTTCATTGATCCTGCTATCCAACTGCCAGGCTAACATTTTCATGTCTTGTTCCCCTATTTCGTTTATAACCCGAGACATTACAACCTCTTCGGTAGCGTCGTCCCACGAAATAGCATTCTCACCATTATTTAGCCACACATCTCGTTCCATAGTTGCGGTGTACTCGCCTTCGGTGGATGAAGCGACTAATTCAACCCTAGAAATATTGTTACTATTAGTCTCTCCCCATACCCTTACGATTTTTAATTCCATATTACCTCCTTCACTTGAGTCCTGCTGCTTTCGCAACGTTGTCTAACCGTCCCGACTTCAATAACTTATCGAGTCGTTTCCATGCTTTTTTCATTTTTACTCTCATTCGCTTTTCAGAAGTTTATCGATCAGTGCTCCATAGTTGCCCTGTCCGAAAGGTGCGTCAGCTTGAATCATAACATTGTTTTGCGTTTTAACTGTTGCCGCACTCGCCTTGTCCGCTTCTGTCTGTGCTTTAATTTCATCCATACGCATCTTATGCGCCATCTGAAGTAAATCTGCGAGATCTTTACTTGAATACATCTCTGTTTCTTCAGCTTCCTCTAGCTTTCTGTCAATTAACGTATCCATGACTTCCGCTAGTTTGAATCTGTTTCTGTACCCAGCATCTAAATAAACGGAGTCGATATACTTTTTGACTTCTCGCTTATTTAGGTACTCGGACACGACATCGCGCGGAACCTTGAGTTCCGTACTGACTGCAGTGATATCACCTTTCTCCAAGTAGGCATTGGCGATCTCAATACTTTCTGGGCTGATTCGGGTTGTTACTTCTTTAGTCATAGCGAATATTATGCCACAAAAAGACCAAGGATGTCAAGAGTTATTTTTTAAAGAGTTGTTTTAAAAAAAATTTTCAAGTGGGTGAATATACCACTCGGGTATAAAAAAAGAAACGGGACGGAAAAGATAAGCAACTTGTGCGTCTCTTCCGTCCCGAAATTTAAAAAATCAATGCGTAGTAGATTTTTTAAAAGTTGTAGAAAATACCTACTGAATGAGTAGAGTCTTCTACTTCAGCGTCTGAATTTGTCCAGGTGTAGTTAATGCTAAGGTTGTTAAAGTCCTTACCAAAAGTAATACCTGTATCCAGTTCTTCATCTGAATTACGACCGACGAATCCTGAAAGGTTTATCGGAAGATCCACTATGTCATTTACTGACAAAGCGCCGGCATAGTAATTTGTGTCATTATCTAAGTCTCGGTAAATCGTCCCACTTACAGGGCCTAACGATAGCGTCCCATAAACTTCGGATACGTCATCCCCAAAGTCTACATCATCTCCCATATAGCTATATCGAATATAGCCAATATCGTAAGATACATTATCGTTTATATTATTTGAATAACCAGCAGTAAAATCAATTTCTGCAGTCGTGTCATTTTCATAGTCCACTTGGCTTCCCCATGCGTTCGCGTAAAATCCGCTTTCTGTAGTAAGTCCAATGGCAGCTTGAATAGCTGGATTTCCATTAGATTGTGTAGCACCGCGCCACACGTAATTGCTTACCAGTCCGGCTGATGCGTCCACCTCTACTGCGTTAGCAGTAGCACCAAGAGAAGCTAATAGTATCGCTAATGCGAGTTTTTTCATATAATAGTCCCCCTAATAGGAGATAAAACGAGACCATTAGAATAATGATCCCTCCATTTTTTCTCCACTATTGAACTATTATATACTAATATACGTCTCGAAGTCAAGACTTATTTTTAACAAAGTATCGGATCAGTTCCTTTACAGTAGTTTGTACTTGGAGTACGGGGACTTTAGATACACCTAGTTCTAATGCTGCATCATACCTATGATGTCCATTTATTATACGATAATCTATATCAATTATTATCGGGTTCGGATTTGGAAATTTTCCCTTTGCTTTTTTCAGAAGAGCAGGAACTCTCTCGGTCTGAGAAGGGATTAATTTCCGAGGGGCAACTTTAAACTTCTTATACGGAAAGGAAGATTTATGTACATCTATTTCTCGTATCTGAGGAAGGTCTTTTCTTTTATAAGTCATGTGAGGTTATGAATTCCTAGTATTATACATATGGAGGCTGCGACACCAACCATTAGTTTAAAGAAGTCTCTCGCTACAATAGGGAACACTCCTTTGAATTTAACTTTATCAGAGAAAGTAGCATGAGCTAGCTCTCTTCCTGATAGAAGCCCAATGAATACCCAAGTTGTAGACATAGGTATATTATTATATTCTTTGAAGAAGAACAGTATTGCTAAGTACACTAAGTCGATAAGTGTAGCACTTCGTACATAACGGGTATTCTGTTTTGATAGTACAATCTGTTGAATCTTTCCACCTTGCTCGTAGAACATCCAGCCCAAGCCCGACACAAATAGCGCAGATATGCCAACCATTACTTCCCAAGGTATCTCACGAGGGAGAAAAACTGCCATATTCGCCATATCATGCGACAACCAGGTCCACCAGAGAAAGCCTGTGACTATCCATTGCGTCGTTCGCCAGAAAGCTTTTTGATTTTCGGGAACCTTTTTGGTTTCATCGAAGTATTTTGTGATTGCACACCATATGACATATGCGGCTACGGCCGCAATCGCGTAGCCTGCCACACTTTTGAGTAGCATCTTCTCGAGTACGAATGTACTTGCGAAAACACTGAGTACTAGAAAGGAGGTTGATACAGGTACGCCGAATCTAGTAAGTAGTAATAGTATGCCAGGGGCTAAAGCATGGTACCATTGGACTTCCTGGTAAGGAATTCTTGTTAATCTCCCATAGGAGATATCACCTCCGTATGTGATCCAACCATACCAAATGGCCCAAAGGAGTACAGCTGATGCTGCTCCCCACATTACTCTCCAGTCGAAACGTTCTTTATTAGAAGATATCCAGGTTCCGAGTGTTTGTACTGAGTCATTTGCAATTACAGCATAAGAAGCTAGAAAGAAGCCTACGGCCATCCATATTAGTTCCATGTATATCTCACTTTTGTTTCTAGTTTATGATCTAAGAAGTCTGTTTTCGAACCTTCCCACTTTCCTTTGATTGTGAAAGGCCCCTTCTCAAACTTATACCCTACTTCTGCAGAAGTACCATTTGAGCGAGGGCCAGCTTCAAAATAAAAATTTTTCTTAGTCTGGTATCCTACCCGAAAGTGATGGATGTCTTTCCTAAAATTAGTATCTTGGTACTTTAACTGGTGTTTATACTCTACGTAAGTTTCCGCGAAGGCGGACGGTACTGCTAAAAG